TAATATACTATATGTTTAAAAAATGGAGTGATATATGCCAAGTGTAGACTTAAGACCTCGTAAGAGGCATCCAAGAGATAAAAGGCCAGCTAAGCCTATGCCATTTGATGTGGCTCTCAGAAAATTTAAAAAGCAATGCGAAAAAGCAGGCATTGTACAGGAAGTTCGTAAAAGAGAATTTTACGAAAAGCCATCAGCAAAGAGGCAACGCAAACATAAAGAAGCAGTTGCTCGCTGGAGAAAAAAAGAAAAAGCCATGCAGCTCAAACCAGAGAGGAGGTATTAATATGGGTATTATGGATAAACTGAAAAAGAATAGTAGAGTATCTACAACAGATGTGTTAGCGGATTCAATGCTATTTAAAGATAAAGATGTCATACCAACTAATGTTCCTATGGTGAACGTTGCTCTTTCCGGAGACATGGATGGCGGATTATCAAGTGGACTAACTGTTCTAGCTGGTCCATCAAAACATTTCAAAACATCTTTTGCACTTCTTATGGGTGCGGCTTATTTAGATGAGTATGAAGATGCTGTAATGTTATTTTATGATTCAGAGTTTGGTTCACCACAGAATTATTTTGAATCATTTGGAATCGATACATCAAGGGTATTACATACACCAATCACTGATGTAGAACAACTCAAATTTGATTTAGTCAATCAATTAGAAGCAATCGATAGAGATGACAAAGTTGTTATTGTTATTGATTCAATTGGAAACCTAGCAAGTAAAAAAGAATTAGAAGATGCGCTCAATGAAAAGTCTGTCGCGGACATGTCGAGAGCGAAGGCGTTAAAGGGACTGTTCCGCATGGTCACTCCTTATTTAACAATGAAGAACGTCCCTTTACTCGCCGTTAACCATACATATAAGGAAATAGGATTATTCCCAAGAGATGTAGTAGGTGGTGGTACCGGTATATACTATTCTGCTGATAATATATGGATTATTGGAAGGCAACAAGTAAAATCCGGTACAGAAGTGCAAGGTTATAATTTTGTAATTAAAGTTGAGAAATCAAGGTTTGTAAAAGAACAATCTAAAATACCAGTAAGTGTATCATGGGAAGGTGGAATACAACCATACTCAGGTCTCTTACAAGTCGCTTTGGCTGGTGGATATGTCACTAAACCAAATGTCGGTTGGTATGCAAGAGTTGATAAAGAAACCGGTGAGATTGAAGGAACTAAAGTAAGAGAAAAAGATACTCTTAATAAAAAGTTCTGGGACCCAATCTTAAATGAAACTGATTTCAAAGAGTTTGTAAAAACTTATTACTCAATAGGACATAAACCATTATTGGAAGTTGACCTGGATATAGAAATCGAGGGAGAATAATGCATACTATTGACGAATCTCACTACACGTTTGTAGAGAATCCTAACCACCCAATGACTGGAGTTAGGTTTAAAAAAGGTGAATGGAAAGATGTGACAGTTGTATATGGTACAGTTGGAATAGAAGAAAATGTTGAGAATGATGAAGCTAAATTATCATTTAACTTTACAATACTTGACCCAGCTGATTTTACCATCGATGAACTGAATGAAGATGAAGCATTTAAAAATTACCTAGGCGATGTATTGAGATATATAATAACAGATTCCCTTGAATGGGGTGAGGAAAATAACGTAGCGAGGATAGGAATTGGAAAATCAGATACCAACACAGATACTGAATCATCTACTGAATAACGAAGAATTTTGTAGAAGAGTCATACCCTATTTAAAACCTGAATATTTTGAAGGTACACATAGGAATGTTTTTGATTTAATTGTTAAATTCGTAGGTAAACATAATCGTTTACCAACCGCTAAAGTTTTAGATTTGGAGTTAAGAAAAGTCAATGCTCCAGAAGATGTCCTTAATAATTCTGCCCAACTAATAGATTCCATAAGAGAAAAAACAGAAATTGATACTGAATATCTTATTGGAGAAGCTGAAAGTTGGTGTAAAGAAAAAGCTGTTTATAACGCTATAATGGAATCAATCCAAATTATTGATGGAAAGAGTAATGATAAAAGTGAAGGTGCTATACCTGAAATACTTTCAAATGCTCTTGGTGTTTCATTTGACCAGCAAATTGGCCATGATTATATTGATGATAGTCAAGAAAGATTTGATTTCTATAATCACAAAGAGGATAGAATACCTTTCGATTTAGATTATTTCAATAAAATTACAAAGGGTGGTTTACCAAACAAAACGCTCAACATCGCGCTCGCGGGTACAGGCGTAGGTAAATCATTATTCATGTGTCATTGTGCTGCATCTGCTTTGGAACAAGGAAAGAATGTTTTGTATATTACAATGGAAATGGCTGAAGAAAGAATCGCTGAAAGAATTGATGCGAATCTTATGAACCTTCCAATTGAACAATTAAGTTCTTTACCAAAGAATACATTCAATGAAAAGATTGAAAAGATAGCAAAAGGCGCTATTGGAAAACTTATTGTAAAAGAATATCCAACTGGTGCTGCTCACACAGGACATTTCAGAGCTTTATTAAACGAATTAAAATTAAAGAAAAATTTTATACCAGATATGGTTTATATTGATTACCTTAATATTTGTGCATCAAGTAGGATGCGTGGATTAGGTGGAAGTATAAATACATATAGTTATGTCAAAGCAATAGCTGAAGAGCTACGTGGTTTGGCAGTCGAATTCAATGTACCAATAGTCTCTGCAACGCAGACAACAAGGGCGGGATACTCAAACACAGACCTTGGACTAGAAGATACATCTGAATCATTTGGTTTACCGGCGACAGCTGATTTAATGTTTGCTCTCATATCAACAGAGGAACTTGATGAGCTAGGTCAATTACTGGTAAAGCAATTGAAGAATCGTTATAACGATCCGACCAAGTACAGAAGATTTGTAGTTGGAATCGATCGTTCCCGCATGAAACTATATGATGTGGAGGAATCTGCGCAGTCAGATATTATGAATGATATGACTCCAGATAAACCGATAAACAAGTTTGGTGAACGTGAGAATCCCGACACATTTGCCGACTTTAAAATATAGGAGAAAATGTATGAACATGCTTAGTTCAGTTAAGGATTGGATACTAGCCAGATGGTCCGAAAGAACATCATGGGACGGAGCAGTTATCGTTGCAGTTTCACTATCACTAATCATCTTAGGTGATTTAGTTTGGTGGGCAGCATGGTTAGCTCTTGCTTATGGTATCTATACCTTAGTTAAATCAGAAGTTTAACATAAAACTATATAATGTGATGAATGCGGGGCGTAAAAACCTCGCATTTCTTTTGCGAAAAAAAAGTGAAAAAAAGTGAAAAAAATCGTTTACATTTGCTAAATAATGTGTTATAATATACCTATATAAAAAATTAAATAAGGAGTTTATATGTCAAACGAAACAAATACCAAAATCCTCGAAGCTCTTGCAGCTGAGGTCGATGAAATGTCACCAATGGCAATCGTTAATGAAGCTTTAGATAGACCAGAATCTATGCATGGTACATCACCTGTTAGTGATTCATGGGATGAATTCTTCGCTTTTGCAGATATGGATAGACTTAAAGATAAAGTCGTATTCAAAAGATTCGAGGCATTGTCTGAATAATGCCTAGAAAATTTATACAATCACCATTTGGAGAGCCTATTGAAATTAATAGGAACGACAAATTTAAGATTGAAACAAATAAATTCAATGACGGTATTCAATATCGTTATAGGTTCGAAAATGGCTTTGGAGCCAGCGTTGTAAGACACGCAGGTTCCTATGGCAATAAACAAGGTTTATACGAATTGGCAGTGTTAGATACATTTGGCGATTTGGATTATACAACACCCATAACAAATGACGTAATTGGTTATTTGGATTGGGAAGCAGTAGAAGATACACTAGATAAAATTAAGGAGTTATAATATGGAAAAGTGTGGATTAAGAGGAAGTACAAACTACGTAGGTACAGCACATGTAAAAAGTGCAGGTGATATGCTTGAATTGCAAAGCATTCGTGATGCAGTTAAAGTGGTAAATAAAGAATTAAAGTTTGCAGAAAAATATAGCAGATATGGAGATAGAACTCCTAGATTTAGAGTTAAATGTCAAGGTAGAGGTCCAAGGGCTTCAGTTGCAAGAGCTGAAGGTTTAAACCCAAGAACTTATGACCAGTCACTACCATTAAGTAAAGCGGAGAGATTAGATGTCTATATTTACAGAGTCTGAAAAAGAACCAAGAGCGTTTAAAGTAATAGCCTATGATGAAAACGATGAGCTAAAAGCTGAATATATGTTTTCTGAATTACAAGAAGCTTTGAAATTTCAATTAGGAATGCAAGATAAAGGTTATACTACTACAATGCAAAGGTTGTTAATCGATTAATGGAATACTATTTAATACAATTTATTTGTTTATGTTTATTAATTGCTGGTTGCGCATATCGTTCTTATAACTTAGGAATAAGAGAAGGCGCATCAAGAACCGTTGATAAATTGCATGAAGCTAAAATAATTTGTTATGATAACAAGGGAAATATTAAGCCAAATCCTTTCTTTGACGCATAAACTTGTATAAATAGATTATATTAATTTAATTTATATGGGAACTGTGTTCAATGGAATCATTCAAACATTTTATTGCCGAAGCCTCTGGAAAAGCTTCAACAATCTTTGAAACCGTTATAGTAATATGTCACAATAATTCTTCATTGTCTGAGAAGAAATTTAAAGACATGATAATGAAGGAAAAAGCCGTAAAGTCATTCTTAAAAGCTGCTAAACCACCCTGGGCAGTAGCTAATAAATCTCCAGAAGAACAAGCAGATATTCTATACAAATTCGCTCAAGTATGTAAAAAACAAATAGGTTCAGGTAAATCTGACGCTGGTATAGGTCAAAGTAATCCAACAGTTTCAACTTTTTGGAATGAAGAAACTGGTAAATCTAAAGATGTTTCAAAAACAGATGTTATTATTGCAGGTCATAGAACCTCGGTCAAAGGACCTTCAGCTCAGCTCATGTCAGGTAAAAAACCAGAAGTACGAGCTACAATTCTATCAGCAGCTGAAGCAGCAGGAATTGGTGCTAACGTTAGAAAATCTCTTTTAGACGCAACTGATAAATTTGTAGAAACAACTTCAAAAGGTATGGATATGACCACAGCCAATTTAAGAAAGTTATCCAAAGAAGAAGCTATAGCAACGGGAAATCGCGAAGCACAAAAGGTTGTGGAACAACAAAAAGAATTACAAGCAGAAGTAAACAAAGCATTTACTGATGCATTTAAAGATAAAAAAATTGCTTATGAATTTGCTAAAGAAGCAATGACAGGAAGAGAAAAGTTTAGTGCAAAATCAGTTGGTCCTAGTGAACCCGGTGATACAATAGGCGAAGCAACGCATATGTTAGTTTGGGATTATAGAATGGATAGATTAATGTTCAGAAAAATTGATGAAAAGATTGTAGGACATTCAGCCAAAGGTATGAAAGTAAATGCTGGATTTAAAAGTGGTAGTAAAAAATCAGTAGCCGCTAAAACACCAACCAATCCAAAGGGTAAAGTAGGATATGATATATTCCAAACTTTACGAATTCAAACTGAACAATTAATAGACAAACAAGGTGAGTTTGTCAAAAAGACAGATGAGTCAATTCAACATTTTGAAAATCAATTAAATGAAGGTGTAATATCAGAAGTTGATTTTAAAGCAATGGTAGCCAAAGCTTGGAATGCATTGAAAGGAAAATTGCTAGCTTTATACGAAGGCTTTAAAAAAATGATATCATCTTTTATTAATAATATTAAAGAATTAATTAATAATTATTCATTAGGTACTATAATACAAGAGTTTAACGGTGATGTTGTTGCTAGTGTTAACACAGTAGTAAAATTTAAATTATAATGAGCTTTAAAAATTATTTAAGAGAAAATAGGTTGGATGACAGACCTGATAGCAGGTTAAAAAATCTTGTGTTTAAACCACAGGATGATTTAAAAAAACCAAAGTATAACAAATTAGAAATCTTTGTTGATGGTTGGCAAAGGATTATATTACCTCCACCACCTAGGGAAGATAGAGAAATAGATGCAGTTATACAAGCGGTTGAATCTGCAACTGAACAACAAGTAAAAGATTATAATAACCATGATAAGGATGCTTCGTTTGCTGTAAAAGAATATTTAAGAAGAAACAGTTTACAATATGATGAAGATAGTATAGAATATTTAGAACATCAAGTTGGACATGTTGTGAGACATTTTAAAAATATTTTTAATAGACCAAGACCTTATCAAGTGGCTGATTTATATAATAAAACCTTGAATAGATTTAAGACGGGTACAGCAGGTACTCCTTCTTATCCTTCAGGACATACTGTACAACCAATGGTTGTGGCATTACACTATAGTAAAAAATATCCTGAACATAAAGGAGAATTAATAAGAGCCGCTAAAATTGGTGGATATGGAAGAGTCATAGCTGGATTACATTATCCGTCAGACTATGATGCAGGAATTGAATTAGCACAGCAATTAATGGAATATATAAAATATGATAAGTTTTAGAATATTCGAAGCTGCTGCAAGAGACCCTCGTAAAAAAGGTCAACATAAAGGGAGTCCCAGTCATAGTGATTTGTATACTGATGAAGACCCAAAGGGAACAATAAAAGGATTAGGATTTAAAGATGCTGCTACAGCAAATAAGGGTGTAGGAATAATTAATAAAGCAAATAGAACCCACGCTCATAAAGTACAAGCAACATTAGTTATGCAACAAAGGGCTAAAGAAGCGATAAAAACTACTAAAGACCCTGAGAAAAAAGCAAACATAAAAGCAGCATATAAAATTTGGACAGCACATTTAGAAAAACTTAAAAAGAAAACTAAGGAAAAGAATAAGTGAAAAGTTTTATAGACCATAACTATATAACCGAAGCCAAGAATACTCATATGACTCATATTGAGGATTTAATCTTGGACGGTGGAGTTAAGGGGGCTCGCCAGGCAATCCTAGCGCTTAGGTCATTGAGGGATATGTTGAGCGGAAATGTAAGTTCACCTGTGGACATTTCTGTCAAATGGGACGGAGCCCCCGCCGTTTTTGCAGGTATTGACCCATCAGATGGTCAGTTCTTTGTAGCAAAAAAAGGTATATTTGCAAAAGACCCGAAGGTATATAAAAACCATGATGATATCGATGCAGATACATCAGGCGATTTAAATAAAAAATTAAAATTAGCTTTTGATAATTTAAAAGATGTTGGTATAAGAGGTGTTATACAAGGCGATTTTATGTTTGAGAAAAGTGATTTAAAAACGGAGAAAATAAATGGCGTTAGACATATTACTTTCCATCCTAATACTATTGTTTATGCTATCCCAGATGGTACGCCACTAGCGAAAACGATTAAGGCAGCAAAAATAGGTATAGTATGGCATACATCATATAATGGTACTAAGTTTGAAAATATGAAAGCATCCTTTGGTAAATCAATTGCTACAGGTTTGAAAAAAACAAAAAACGTCTGGATGGTTGATGCCACATATCCAGATATCTCAGGAAAAGCAGTAATGAGCGCAGCTGAAACAGCTGAAGTCACAAAAAAATTATCAGATGCTGGTAAAATATTTAGAAAAGTTGAAGCACCAGTATTAAAAGAACTAGAAGATAACAAAGAATTAAATCTAGTTGTGAACATATATAATAATACTAAGGTAAGAAAAGGTGAAAGAATAACTAATCCTAAGAAACATGCAAAGGGATTAATTAAATTTGTAAACGATAGATATGCAAAACAAATATCTAAGTTAAAAACACCTAAAGGTCGAGGTAAAAAAGAAGGTGAAAGGGATAAACTATTAGAGTTTTTTAGTGATAAAAACCTAGGAATCCTAGAACAAGTCTTTATTTTACATACTTTAGTGACAGATGCGAAATTAATTATTATAAATAAACTAAAGGCGTTATCAAATATTGATACGTTTGTTAAAACAAAATCCGGGTTTAAAGTCACCGGCCCTGAAGGCTTTGTGGCTATAGACCAAACGGAAGGTGGAGCGGTAAAGTTAGTTGATAGATTAGAATTTTCTACAAATAACTTTTCGCCAGATATTATTAAAGGCTGGGATAATCCAGGCTAATGGGATTTCGAGGATATAGATGGGAATTAAATCATTTAATGAATACTTAACGGAAGCGACTAAAGAAGTCACTTTCACGTTTGGGAGGTATAATCCTCCTACAATTGGTCATGAAAAATTATTCGATGCAGTCAAAAAACTAGCACGTTCTGGTGCTTATCGAATATATTCATCTAAAACCCAAGACCCAAAGAAGAATCCGCTATTACCAAAAGATAAAATCAAATATTTGAGAAAAATGTTTCCTAAGCACGCGCGCGCGGTCATGGGAGATATGGATGTAAGAACAGTATTTGATATCGTTGTAAAACTTTATGACCAAGGATTTACTACAATTAGAATGGTAGTAGGTTCTGATAGATTAAAAGAATTTGACATCTTACTAAATAAGTACAATGGTGTCAAAGGTAGACATGGATTCTATAACTTTGAGGCTATATCAGTCGTATCCGCAGGTGAAAGGGACCCAGATGCAGAAGGTGCAGATGGAATGTCCGCTTCAAAACTACGAGCCTTCGCTCAACAAAATGACTTAGCAAAATTTGCTAAAGGTTTACCGTCCGGCTTTAAAGATTCATCCGGTCTATTCAACGCAGTTAGAAAAGGAATGGGATTAACAGAATCACGTTCCTTTAGGCAACATATTGAATTACCTCCAGTATCAGAAACTCGTGAAGAGTACATCGAAGGAAGTCTCTTTAAAGTCGGCGACCTTGTTAGAATAAAAGAAAATAACCAAAAAGGGAGAATCATCGTATGCGGTTCCAATTACGTAATGGTAGAAAGCAACGACATAAGAAAAAGATATTGGCTCGAATCCGTGGAGCTCGTAGAAGAGCATGGAGCAGGAGACTTCGGAACAAACAAAGCAGTGAACCGATATCTTAAAGATACACCTTTTTCAGGTATTATAGGTCACCCAAAAGCTAAAAAAGAAGGTAAAGAAAAACAAAAAAGAAATAAATCTTATCATAAGGGTTTAGGTAAA